GTCGGTTCGCCAATTTTATGTGGAGGTCTGATTTGCCCGTGTCAATACGCCAAAGAGCTTAAAAAAAGAGGCATAAACGCTATCGTATTAGCTGAATATCACAACCCAGTTCTCGAAGCTATATCGGGAGAGTTTTGCATCGACTGGGGGATACTCGACACACTAACCGATGAAGATGTTTTAATCGCTGTCAGGTGGGAGCAATGCGAAAAACTTTCAAAATACAAAGGCAGAAAAATACAACTGGTACAAGGAAATGACCGCTACTACTACGAAACTAACCACGACAGCAACCTTCAAGCAATGCTAGACGCAAGAAATAACAAGGATTGGGAACTCATCGGAGTATCGCAGTACTGCCTACAAGACTTTGGGAGGGGCGTTGTTATTCATAATGGCATAGATGATAGATTTAGGGTCAATCACGGCTTAGAACGCGATATTGACGCTTTAGTTGAGGGAAATTCAGAACCTCTTAAGAATATCCCCTATGCAATCGAGCAAGCAAAGAAAGACGGACACAAAAAAATAGTTTGGCTTGGCAGAGAAACGCAACCAACCTCAGGCGTGGAATGCATAACCAACCCACCACAAGAAGAAATCCCAAAAATATACCAAAGAGCAAAACATTTCTACAAATATTCAAAGAGCGAGGGCTTTTGTTTGCCAATCTGGGAGGCGTTGCTAAGTGGTTGTGAAATTCACACTTGGGATATGGGTTGCAATTCAGAATTTACCTACACGAAAGAAGAAGCAGAAAAACTGACTTGGAAGTTATCCACAGACAAACTACTGGAATACTTAGGAATGCCCTTGACAGATAATAAATAGTTTGCAATAATATAAGTATCAATGACAAGCGACCCATAAAGTTGCTTGTTTTAGGCGTTTAATCAAGCCTCTTATGAGGAATAAGCACAAAAACGCAATGATAATTAAAGAAACAAATAAGTTTAGTAAGTAGGGATAGTATTCTGATTTTTTATGCTAGGTAACAAAAGAGCAGGGAGTCTTAGAAATCTCCATCATCAAAAGTCTATTACGAATGAGTTAGGCTCGCACTGAAATTGTAACGCACCTTTGCGAGTTAGGAATTGGTAAGGTTGAAAACAACTCGGTCGGTGAAAAGGATGTAAACACTCGGGGAGGTTTGCTTGCATCCCTCTCACCGAGCAATGTGTCTCCCCGTCAACATTACATCACTAACACTGCTCTCACATATAAGCTCCTACGGTAGGTTTCACCGCACAAGGGGGAGAAAGCAACCTATGAGAATAACACAACAAGAACTAAACAATCTAAAAATACTCAAAGCAATGAAAGAAAAGAAAGAAAACAAAAAAAAGGAAAAGAAATCAGAGAAAATGGAATATAAGAAAGTTAAAAAAGTAAAAGGTAAAAAATTCTAATATGACAAAGGAGCTTTGGGTAGAAGAAATGATTGAAAACGAAGTTACTCCAAAGCCATTACGGAAAGAAACTGTATTGGATTTTTGTGCTAGACATTCGATAGCGGAAAATACATATTATTATCAAGCCCGCAAAAAAGAAAACCAAGAAAGAATTATTGAATTATCGCTTAATGTAGCCAAGGCAAGTGTTCCAGCAATTCTTCAAGTTTTAGTAGAAAAAGCAAAAGACGGCGATATGAAAGCAATAGACACATATTTGGACTCAGTAGCGAAGTTTTCCAAGAATATTGATATAAAAATGGAAGTAAATACAATAACAGATGAGCAAGCCAACAGAATTATCCAAAGAAGAGCTACAAGCATTTCAGAAAGTAGCAAGTAATGATTTAGTTGATTTTTCAATCTACACAGACAGAAACTATAATCCAACTTGGCTACACGAAGAAATAGCAAAGCAACTGACACGAGTAGAGAAAGGAGAAGTAAAAAGATTGATGATATTTGTTCCGCCGAGACACGGAAAAAGCGAGTTAGGCTCAATCAAATTTCCTGCTTGGTATTTAGGAAGACACCCAGAGAAAGAAGTTATTACAAGCTCATACAGTGCAGAGTTGGCTCAAGATTTTGGATATAAGACACGAAACCTAGTAGCGACACAAGAATATCAGCAAATTTTTAATACTAAATTAAGAGATGACAGCAAAAGTAAAGCAAAATGGCTCACTGGCGAGGGTGGAGGATATACAGCAACAGGTGTAGGCGGAGCAATTACTGGTAGAGGAGCAGACCTTGCGATTATAGATGACCCATTTAAAAACCGAGAAGAAGCCGAAAGTAAAACCATAAGAGATAAAGTCTATAATTGGTATACCTCGACACTTTACACACGACTAGAGAAAGGTGGAGCTATCATTTTAATATTGACCCGTTGGCACCAAGACGATTTGGCTGGACGGCTGTTGAAAGCAATGGAAGAAGGAGGAGAGCAATGGGAAGTGATTAAATTCCCAGCACTCGCAACCCAAGACGAAGCACACCGAAAGCAAGGCGAACCGCTATGGACTGATAAGTATGATTTAAATGCGTTAGAGAATATCAAAAAGACAATCGGAGTATACGACTGGTGCAGTCCGAAAGAAACACCTATACTAATGGAGGATTGGACAACTAAGCCAATTTTGGAAGTAAAAGCTGGAGATATTATAGTAGGATTTGAAAGAGGGACAAAAGAGAAAAGAGCAAGGTTGGTTCGTTCAAAGGTTTTAAAAACAGCGTCAAGAATAGATAATGTTTGTGACATAGAGCTAGAATCTGGCAGAAAAGTTAGATGCACTGATAAACACAGATGGTACACTAAGCGAAAAGAAGGTTCAGATGGAGGAAGAAAAGAATATGCACCTGCTAGAGTTGGTGGAAGATTGATGTTCGTTGAAGAACCTTATGAGTTGGAAATATCAAACGAAGAGAAGGTTTTGTGGGGATATTTAGCTGGTATAATTGACGGGGAAGGTCACATAGCTAGAAGTGCTATATGGATAAGCCAAACTGTTGGTAAAAATCAACCAGTTATAGACAAAATAAGAGAAGTTTTAGATAAGTTGGGGATAGATTATAACGAAAAGTTTGAAAAATCAAAAGTAAAAGGATGGAATGATAAAGTAACCTTCATCACAAGAAACCCAAGGGAAGTTTACAGAAAGTTGCTTAGATATACAGATATTGCTAAGAAGCAACAAATTGTAGACAGAATGTATGATTGTTGCCACATGTTTATCAGAAAAGAGGATAAAGTTTTTTCAATAGAAAAAGGTAAAAAAGAAACTGTGTATTCATTGCAGACAGAAACTGGTAATTATATCGCTTGGGGATATGCTTCAAGCAATTCAGCTTTATATCAGCAAACACCGACTAATAGCGAAACACAAGAATTTAAGCAAGAGTTTTGGCAGTATAGGACAATGGAAGAAGTCCTTGCACTTACAACATACCGAACGCTCACGATAGACACCGCAATCAGCCAGAAAGCAAGTGCAGACTATACAGGACTTTGTGTCAATTTCACCGATAGAGAAAATAAATGGAATTTAAAAAGCTGGAAAGAAAAAATAAGTCCGTTAGAATTAATTGATTTATTGTTTAATCTTCAAGAACAATACAGATTTGACAGTATAGGAATTGAAAAGACAATCTACCTGCAAGCAATTAAGCCATTTCTTGATGAGGAGATGAGAAGAAGAAATAGGTTTTTGCCAATAGTAGAATTGCAACATAATGGAGTTCAAAAAGAAATAAGAATAAGGGCGTTACTCCCGAGATACGAAAGCAAAAGTATCTATCACATTACAGGACAATGTACCGACCTTGAAGAAGACCAATTAAGCTTTCCAAAAGGAATCCACGATGATGTGCTAGACGCAACAGCCTACCAGACGCAAATAGCACAAATTCCTGAACATTATAATGGTCAATTAAAATCAAACTACCTATGATACCAGAAGCAAAAAGACTTAAAATTGAAGAGCTAGCTAAAACAGCAATCCTCAACCACAGGGACGCATTTCAAACTGTAAAGGATAACTGGCTAGATTTATACAATCGATACGAAAACAAACTGCGAGCAGGCTCAATCACCTCAAAGACTAAATCCCAAACAAGACTTGGAAGTGCTTATGCTTTAGTAGAGAACGCAATTCCACGAATACTCGCTAAACAACCAAAATACAGATACCTTGCGAGAACCTCAAAGGACAACGACGGTGCAAAGACTTATGACGAATTTTCAGAATACCAATGGGAGCAAGCCAACGCACAAACAGAAGTCAAGAAGATAGCTAAATGGGGACTTATCACAGGTTTAGCAGGTTGGTCAATGGGTTGGAAAGTAGAGGAAAAGATTAAAACCAAACGAGGAAAGAGCCTTGTCGGGCTTAAAATCACGAATCCCCTGTTGATTGACAAAGCAGACAAACTTGGACTTGGCAAAGACATTAAAGTTGAAGAAAGAGAAACCACTCAAAACTACACACTCAAAGCAATCAAACCTTTTGACCTTATCTGGAACATTGACGCCGAAGAAATTGAAGATATTTGGATAATCGGAAAGCGAACAGAAATTGAAGTCAAGCAATTAGCTCAATATGGCTTTTCAGTTGATGAGTATGTCAATAAACAAATCACCACTGACTACTGGCAAGCGAAACTAAGTGAAGATGAATTATCTTTGGTTAGCGTACGCCAAAATATTGAAAACGGAAAGATTAGTTTAGGCGAGTTTTATTTAGACTACCAAGAGGGCAATATAATTGAAAGCTATGTGTTATTTGGTGCTTATGATGAATTTTCAGACCCAATTTTCTTTGAAGTAAAGCAGAACCCTTACGATGAGCAATTCAAACCAATTGGCGTATGGCGACCAGTACAACGCCCAGGCAAAATGTATGGTTTTGGAGTAATTGAGCCAGCTATGGGGATTATTGACAGCGAAGAGGACACTTTCAATATTGCAGTAGAAACAGCGTGGCTTGACCTTGGTAGACCAATGGAATACAACCCACAAAACCTCTTAAACAATGACGCTATCGCATACAAGCCTGGCACCTTAATTCCTGTAAGACGATTAGGCGAAAGCGTAAGGGTGATGGAAACACCAGTGCCTAATATGAACTCCACCTCATTCATCACCCAATTCCTTGACAAGGCAAAACAAAACACCTCGGGCGTAACCGTATTTCAAACAGGAGCAGACCAACAAACAGGCGGAAAGACCCTTGGAGAAGTAAAAATCAAAACAGCTGAATCAAACGCAAGACTCGCAATGATTTTGGATAGCTTTGAGAAAGAAGTGCTTGAACCAGTCGGGAAAATTGCCCTTGGGATGAATAAACAATTCCTAGCAAGCGACCAAAAATACATTTATCGCATTGTCGGAAAGAAAGGGACAGTTGGTGAAAACTCAATCAAATTCAAAGATATTGACGCAGTAAAGGATGTTATCATCTATTCTGGGCAAACAATGCTAGCCTCACAAGACACAGAAATACAAAAATGGACAGCCTTACTAAACCAAGCCTACCTAGAAGCCAGACAACCCAACCCAGTACCAATCAATAAGGAGCCTATTTGGGAAAACCTCTTAGTCAACGGCATCCAAATCAAAGACCCAGAAACCTACATCCCAAGTCTTAAGGAGCGAGAAGAGACAGAAGTTACAACTGATATGGCTCAAATGCAAGACGCCAAGAGCGAAAATGCCAACCCAACAACTGCTAGAGTTCTTCCAAGTGATAATCCAAAAGTGCATATCCCACTACATAAAGCAGAAATTGAAGCTAGACAGCGAGAAATCCAACAAGCAGAACAGCAAGGAGTTGATGGGCAAGAATATAATGACTTCGTAATGGCGACACAAATGCTCACCCAGCACTTGAACGACCACATTAACGCCACAGGAGGTCAAAACCCAGCCTACACTCAAGGTATGCAAGTTGGGCAGGGATTATCGCAAGAACAACAGCAACAAATGTAATTAAACAATCAACAATATGAAAAAGATGACAAGGTTAACAAGAATACAAGGGCTTAAAAAGACAAGTGAAAAGCTAAAAAGCCTAACAAAAGCCGAGTTTCCTAGCTTATACGACAAAATGAAAGCAACCCCTAAGAAAGTTGTTAAAAGAAAAAAAAGATGATTGAAAAAATAAACGAATATCTTGAATTAAAACGCTTTGACTTTGAAGAACCACTTGAAAGACTGCTTAAAGCAAAGACCGATAAAGAAAAGTTGAGCATTGTCAACGAGATAATTGCCCAAAAGAAAGAAGCTAATAGGATATTTTATGACTTATATGCAATCATCAATAACAAATGAGTACATTGAGCGGAGGATGAAAGGACATAAACTCAAAAAAAAGCACTTTGTAAAATCAAATTATCTCGAAGACGAAGAAATATTTGATACTAAAAGTTATCAAGAAGAATATAATGCTTTAACGGTAGCACCTAGACGCTAGGTGTCTCCGCTAACTCATTAAATGAGAAACCTCAATCTCGTAAAAAAATAGAGGTAAAAAATGAGCGATGAAATCCAAGATGTAAACCAGGAGGAAGTTGAACCAGTCACCCCATCAGCTGACGAACAACAAGATTCTACCGACAGTGAAGTCGTACAAACGCAGAATCCAGTGCAGGAGAACCTAAAAAAAGCCTTGCAAGCAGAGCGAGAAAGACGCCGAGAGGCAGAAGCTAAGCTAGCTGAAAGGGAACAACAGGAACTCCAAAAACCTCTTTACCCAAATGAGGATGACGCTTATCAAAGATTTGTTAAGTTAGAAGCTGAAGTAAAAATCCAAAAGAAACTCACAGACGACCCAACATTTTTAGATAGAAAAGACCTTGTTATCGAAACAATGGAAAAATCTGGCTATGATATTGATGTCGCTGATTCAATGGTAAAATCTCAGCTATATGACCAACTTGTCAAAGAAAGTGCCACTCAAATTAAAGAGGTTGTACCTAATCAAATTAAAACACAAGCAACCCCAGAACCATCAACTATTAAAAGAAGTGGTAATATTCTTGACGATGTAGAATCAGGAGCGGTCAATATTGACCCAGCTATGAGGGCAGTCGTTATGAAATACCGCAATAGGGGATAGTTTTGCAATAAAAAAATGAGTGCATTGTCAAATTCAAACAACCGTACTACGAACGCTGTTGAAGTGCCAGAAGTTAACTAAACCAGCTTCTGCATATAGAAATATATGTCACCCAGTAATGGGAGAGATTCAACCGCGAGTTCCTTTAAAATAAACATTATCTAATTAATTGGGAAAAGCTGAGATGCCAACCCACAAGAACCCTGACTTTAGTTACTGCGTATGGTATCTTTAATACATAATTTATAAACAAAAAATTATGACATTAAAAGAAAGAAACGCTTATGCAGCAGGTTTGCTAGATGGAGAAGGTTATCTAGGATTAATTCCTAGGTATCAAAAAGAATTTGAATTTGTCCCGTTGATAAAAGTAGCGAGTACTACTTATGAATTGCTAGACTTTCTATACGAGGAGTTTGGTGGACATATGGACAAGGAAAGACAATCCAAACAAGCAAACAGAAAACCATCTAAGATGTGGACACTAAAAAATAGAAAAGCAATAATAGAGTTTCTATTCCATGTGTATCCATATTTAAAAGTAAAGAAGCGACAAGCTGATATTATAAAGGAATTTATAACAAAGGCTGGAACATGGAGACAAACATCAACCATGACCCCAGAAGAAAGAAAAACTCTTTACTTGAATCTTAGAAAACTAAATCATCGAGGACTTGCAACGACTGAGTGATAATGCCCTTACCGTGTAATGACGAAGGTGAAGCGACAGTCTGAACTCATAGGAAATGAACTATGAGAGGGGAATCCGAAGAGTTTCCCCCGCCACTTTTTTGTGGTCATTAAAGTAACAGAATGATGGTCAAGTTTAGTTCTTGAATTTCAAAAGGAAAATCTAGTATTGGCAAATTTGGTAGAACGCCGAGATGTAGATGTTGCCAACTATGGTGATGTTATCCATTTCCCAGTAACTGCCGCTTTGTCTGCTGGTTCTTACACTGATGGTGCAAGAGCGACTGAAAATCTTTCAGCCAACACTGACACCGAGGTAACCGTAACAATCAATCAAGCTCCTTGGATTAACTTCTGCATTGTGTGGACATTGTCTGCTCAATCAAAGTACGACATTAAAGCTGAAAGATTGCGCGCTGCAGTTCACGGCATTAACAAGTCCATTGACTCTTACCTTGCTGGGCTTACAACTAGTTTTTCAACTACTGTAAACTCTGGTGGTGGTGCTTTGGTGCTTGATGATGTTGTCGATTCTTTTACGGCCTTGAACACTGCGAATGTTCCTTCAGAAAATCGTGCTTGGGTTTTGAAACCTATTTGTTACGGTGATTTGTTGAAACTTACTGGAAATTATTTCACCTCGATTGATTTCCGTGGTAACAAACCTTTGACTGACGGTCAAATCGGAATGTTGCTCGGTTCTCCAGTTTATTTCTCAACCAATATGGGAACAGTTGGAAGCCCTGCTGTAACTCGAAACTTGTATTTCCACAAGCAAGCTCTTGGCTTGGCTATGCAGAAAGATGTTAAAGTAGAGGAAACTTATGACCAAGACGCACAAGGCGATTTGGTTACTGTCAAATCTCTTTACGGTGCTTCTGTTTTGCGAGCTGACTATGGTGTTGTCATCCAACGCTAATTGAGTGCTTATAGAGAGGGTTTATACCCTTTCTATTAAACACTTAAAATAAATTATGGAAACATTAAACTCATACATTCTCAAGGTTCAAAAAGAAGTCGATGATAGTTCTACAAATGCCCAAAGCGTTATTTCTCAAGATGTAAAAGAAATTTATCAAGAAATTATGCTTTCCGCCTCGCAGTACCTCGTCAATCAGACTTTTCAAGACATTACAACCACAGTAGGAACTCAAATTTATACCCCTAATGCGTTTGTGGACATTATAGCGGTGTCTTATCTACCAGTCGGCTCAACTAGCTACTCTCAGCTTAATATAATGCGTTTTGACGAATATGTGGAAACTATTGACCGAGCGAACGGCAAACCAAGCAAGTATTGCGTGCAAGGCTCTCAAATTCTGCTTGACACTCCCTCTGATGAAGCTGGAACACTTAGAGTTTATTATGTACCAGTTACTTCCGAGCTAGTAAACACTGGTGATGTGTCTTTAATCCCTGGCAGATTTACAAATGTGGTGAAACTTGGTGCGTCTTATAAATATTTTGCTTTTGATGATAACCCTAAAGCAGTAGAATATAAGAATTTGTACGAAGAAGCACTGCGGAATATGATTTTGCAACTCGCAACAACTCAAAGACCTCAATCAATTAAATTTTTCTAACTATGTCTTTTCGCCAAAACAACCGAACAATTAAAAATCTACCGTCTTTTAGGTATGGGATGAACACTCAAAAAGAAGTTGGGGAGATTGACGATATGGAACTGGCTGATTGCGAGAATTTTACCGTAGAAGAAGACACAATCAAATCATCCCAAGGATATGTACAGTGGGATAGCGTATCAAATGCTGGTCCTTATTTTGGAGTGCAGGGTTTCAGATTTTCAACTGGAAATCAAGTAACAGTCCGCCAACGACAAGGAGTTTTGGAATGTATCATTGATTATGAGGGTGATGTTTGGGCTACTTGCACGCTTCCGACAACAGGAAGTCCAGACAGCACCTTAGTACTTGACCAAACACTTTGCACTTTCGCAATGCTTAATGACATTATTTTATGGTCAAACGGAGTTCAGTACCCAATGAGTTCAACAGACGGAATACACTGGACATACCAAACAAGCCTTCCAAAATCAAAGATTGTTTTCAATAACGGAGCTAACAGGATTATTTACGCAGGGCAAACAGAGCCATCAAAAATCCAATGGAGCGATATAAACACACCCCTGACCATCAACGCTCTTTCTTATCAGTATATTGACCCAAATAACAGTGAAGAAATTGTAGGAATAGGGAAAACACCACAAGGTACAAATATTGTTTTCAAGCGTAATTCTCTTTATGAAATATCAGACTACACAACTGACGGAGCTTTAGATGTAAACTTTATCGGCATAGCGTCGTGTGCTTCTCACCATTCAATCTGCACTACCGAAAACTCAATCATTTGGGCAGGTTGGTCTCCGCTAGCTTATGAACTTATTGGTGGTCAAATCAGGTCTATAGCTGGCTCAATAAGTATTCTTGGTAGGAATGAGGTTCAAAAGTTAAATAAGTTTTGTGCTACTTACTATAATGGTAAATATCATTTATCAATGCCAGACGCCGATATTTCAATAGATTACAACTGCCAAGAGTATATTTTACACAAGAACATGGCTAGACCAGACGCAACTCAACCTTATGTCATCACAAGGAATAGGAGATATTTTGGTTGTTACGGACAAGAGGATTTTGATTTTAGTTATGGACGAGATGTAACTTGTTATGCAGGCGACTCACGACCATCAACGATGGGAAGTCCAGCGGTAGTCAATGACTTGTTTTGCTTTATAAATGATTTTCGCGATACTGGATACCCGCAAGGATTAAATGGAGAGGCACAAGAATGCTTTTTAGTAACCAAGTTTTTCACCGACAATATCCCTTATTACTCAAAGAAATTCAAAAAACTATTCCTAACAATGCTTCTCGAAAACCAAACCACCTTAACCCTATCTTATCGGTTTTTACCTTTTGGCACTTGGTACGATGTAAACAAGACTTACGACACAGAAGAATTAAATTTTATCTTGGAGGACGGAAACGAGGGTGGATTTTCAGAAGGGTTTGGTTTCTTTTCAGCTACACAGGCAGATGATTTCATTGACATTGAAAATTCAGACCGACCAAGAGGTATTCAATTTAAAATAAGCTCTAATCAAATAAATGATATAACAATTTTAGGACTTGCCTACCAATTTGTAGTCAAGCCAAAATTCAGATAATATGCTCAATTTATCTTTCCCAGACTCAACATACACCTCAGCCAACAAACCAAGCGTGGAAACTCTTAAAAGTGATTTATCGCTAATAGAAACAGGGGTAAACGCTCTAATCGACACAGACGGGACTCTTTCAGATAATTCTGATTTAGTGGCTCCTTCTCAAAAAGCAGTAAAGACTTATGCTGATAATCACGGTTCTCCAACTGGTTCAATCTTACCTTTTGCTGGCTCTTCTGCTCCAACTGGATTTTTAATTGCAGACGGAGCGTCATTGCTACGAGCAGATTATGCAGCACTTTTCGCAGTAATTGGCACGACTTATGGCAGTGCAGATGGAACACATTTTACACTTCCAAATTTAAAAGGAAAAGTTGTTGTCGGAGTAAACGCAAGTGAAACTGAATTTGATGTTTTGGGGGAAACTGGCGGAGAAAAGTTCCACCTCTTAACTGGGGCAGAGAGCGGAACATCAGTTCATGGACATTTACAGAGTACTTCGGGAACTAGTGGTTCCAGTTTGGGTCTTACACCTAAATTTGATGCAAAAAATATTACTGACTCAGCATTAACACAATTAGGCACTGTTCAAAATAGTGTAGCAGCTAATGCTGCTTCTGCTCACAACAACTTACAACCATACATATCATTGAATTTTATAATAAAAACATAATGAAAACCTGTCTAAAATGTAAATTGTTGCAACCGTTAACATTATTTTCAAAAAATTCTAGAATGAAGGATGGAAAAGAAAATTATTGTAAAAAATGCAAGGTTATACTTGTTAGAAATTCAGTTAAAAAGCATCCAGAAAGAGTAAGAGAATATGCAAAGAGTTATTATGAAAAAAATATACATATTTGGAAGGATAGAGATAGCAGACCTAGTGCTTTAAAAAGATATTCTATTACTGTTGATGACTATGACAATATGTTTAAAAAACAAAAAGGATTATGTGCAATATGTGGCAAGAGCGAAACAGAAAAAAATAATTTATCCGTTGACCATGACCATAATTGTTGCTCTCAACATAAATCGTGTGGAAAATGTATAAGAGGATTATTGTGCCATAGGTGCAACAAAATATTAGGATTAGCTTTTGACGACATGAGAATATTGAAATCTGCAATAAACTATTTAAAAAAGTAACATCTCTCTAAACTATATTATCAAAACCTAAATCTCAATATTATTAGGTAGGAATAAATAAACATATGTCACCACTTAAAAAAGGTTCATCAAAAAAAGCAATAGCGTCAAGATTTAAGGAACTCTACGCAGACAATAAGAAGTCAGGTAAAGCTAGAGGAGCAAATGGAAAACCTCGCTCAAAAGCTCAGATTGTAGCAATTGCATTAAAAAAAAGATAGTATGCCAAAATTAAACTCACAATCTAGCGAAAAATATGGTTATAATAATATGCGGTCAGAACGCATAAAGAATATTGGCACACCTAAATTCGGAAATGACGCTATGCCCTGGGCAATTCCTAACTATACTACTGCTACGAGAGACTTACTTGCCCCTGAAACTGGAATGTTAATTGCAAATATCTCAATAAATAAAATACAAGCTTATATCGGCGGAAGCTGGGTAAGCTTACATTAAATCTATGGCTTTAGAAAATTTTAACCAACAACAAGCAGTCGACACATACCAGCCAATCAGTGCAGGTACTTCACCGTATCAAAATACTTTAACAACTCCTCAAACTCCAACAGCGTTGCCAACTTACCAAGCACCGACATTTTCAACAGGAAACGAGTCTTTTAGTTTTGACCCAAATCAATATCTTCCAGCTATCAAACAACAGGCTCAAGCAATCTACCAACCACAAATGGCACAACTGGAAGCCCTTAGACAACTTCAAGCCTCACAGGCAGAACAATCAAGAGTAGTCACCAAAGAAGATTTCGCCAAGCAAATGAATACCGAACTTGAGCAAATCAACCAGCGTGGTGCTTTCTTTTCAGGTGGAGGACTCAACAAGCAACAGCAAACCCAAACAGCTCAAACAAGAGCCTTGGGAGACATTACAACTCAATGGAACGCCGCCAACTTTGCAAATATTGCTCAACAAGCTGGTTTAAACGCTTCTCAATCCGAATATATCCAAAACCAACTCTCTGGGGCTCAAGGTTCTGCTTACAATATGTTTAGCAACGAACGTCAAAACTTCCAAACAGAGAGAGGATTCAAAGCCCAAATGCAACAATACGAAGACCAAAAGAAACTACGTGAAAAAGAACTCAAAGCACAAGGCAAGGCCGCGAAAGCCGCCAAAAAACAAGCCAAGAAAGAATTTGATGAAAGTGTTAGACAGTTTAATCTTAATTTTTCAAAAGCAAGTAGTGGGGTTAAGGCTACTAAATGGGAACCAATCAAAAATGCTATCACAGGAGATGTAACAGGAAGATATGACGCTCAAACAAATACATTCGAACCATTAAACTAAAAACCTATGTCATTTTTAGACCTTATTCGTGCTAAAACTAAAGAAGAAGAG